TTCATCCCCAATGAGCATCATTGGTTTAGGCTGGATGAGTAACGGAACTCCGACAAAATACCCGAGGGCATAGTCGTCAGCCGCTGCTCTGAAAAGAATTGTTGGCACTCCAGTGTTGGCAGCGTCCGGGAAATTAATCCCGACCGTAACATCGGAGGTGTAGCGATCAAGTGGATCACCGAGACCACTAACAAAAGCTGGTCTATTGAGGCGGCAGTGTAGCGATTGGTACGAGGGTACCTGAACGCAAGGAAACTGCCCGACGGTGTCACTGTTCACATAACACGAGGTGGTCTGCCCCAAGGCAGCACTACCCGTGTTTATGAACCCAGGATTGAGAGCCTGTCTCAAACCAATGATAGCTGGGGAGTTGTTGTTCGTGAACAAGCCTCTATTATAGAAGCCCACACGCACGCTGCCAACAGCGTACGCGTAACAAGCCTGGAAAAAGGAAAGATAATCACCCTGAATTGAGTTATTCGTGAGCGTGAAGTCATCCTGGTATCCAGTGATGTAAGGCCTAACAAACTTGTTGGCAGAAGCGTTCGTGGTGTCATTATTGGACCGCCACGAGGAATAACGCTTCATCAACTGTAAAATTGAGTTGGCCTTTTCACCCATGCAATATTCTGCCGCATGCAGGGTGGGTGGACTGATAACAGCAGTTCCTACTGTGGTGTCGCCGAGAGAGGACTGTTCAGGGTGGGATGTCTGATCAGGCTCACCAGATTGACCTTCCCAAGAAGACCGCATACATGAAGCAAAAGCAGTTGTCTTAGGGAAAGCTAGTTCGAAATCTGGTCCGGCGGAGACTTCAACAATGATCCTAACATAATTAGCTACAGTGTCAGGAGCCACAAGCTGATTGACAACATAAATACCAAACAGACCGGTAGGGTCAGTATTGGTAAGCGTCAAATTGTCACGAGTCTTGTGGTATTGCTTGTTTGAAGTATAGGGGATGAGAAATGAGTACTCATTAGAATCTCTGACATCAATGATCTCACGAAAACAAAATGCAGCATCATCTGCCGACGGATTAGCTGACGCTCCAGGAGCGTAAACAATCGCCAAACGGCCAGAATGAAACTGTGTCTTAACAAACTTCAGTGTGACTTTAATCGACCCTCTCCAATAATTGAAGAAAGAGGTGATCCAAGCCATTGGAGTTGCATCGTAAGAATCATAAAGTGCGCCAGAAGTACCCACAGTGGCAAAATTCTGTGGTTCAGTTCTAATGGAGTAAAGAGCGGCAGTGATGGGAGTGTCAGTCTGCCACTGTAGGACATTTGTATATGCCGGAATTGATGAGAAGTAGTTGATAGACATCTCATCAATAGTCGTTCCGGCAAAGGGGAGCATAGTTTTCTTGTTTGTTGCATCCAGAGCAAGGTTAGGGACCAAATCTGTTCCGTTGAAATTGGAAAAATTGTAGTTGCCCATTGTTCGTACCTTGGTCACTGGTATCTCAGAAACGGGTTTAGAGTAACCGAACGCAGAAGCCAAACCGGCCATTGAATTCAGCACCCAAGAAGCAGGTGCGCACACCGCTTTGAGAGCAGGAATTTCAGCAAAGGAAGCAGCAATAGAAGTGGCCATCTCTAAGCCGGTACTCAATGGTTTACCATTTGAGCCGGCAAGTTCGGCCTCCGTGTTGTTTTTAATCTTCCTCATCCTACCACTTTGAGCTACAAAAGTGGGAGTAACGAGTTCCACATCCTTGAAAGAACCCCACACCGTAATATCTGCGGATGTGGAGCCAAGGCCTGTAGCAAGAGGAGAGTAAACAACAACGTAAACTTTGCCCATAGGACCCGAACCATCTGTGAGGTTATAGTACGGGGTAGGAGAAATGTAAGGAATTTCCATGGTAACTTCAGTCTCGGTAGAGAGATCAAGTTCGACACGTGGCAACTGTGTCATAGCGGTTAAGGACCTAAGCCTTTGACCACCGAACATGCCCGCAACTTGTGCTTGCGGGTTGAAGATACAAAGCAATCTGCCGGCTTGAAACTTATTGGCGTTGACCTGGAGTTTAATAACCGCGGTAGCTTTGAAACCAAGAAAACCTTTGGTTTTTTGAACATTCATGGCAAACGTAAGAATGTTCTCAGGTATACTGTTGACAGACAGAACAGTACCAGCGGGCTGGGAATTCCAATCAATCGACGAAAGCCTCTGTGGTTTGAGGAAGAAAGAATGGAGGGTGTCAGAATAACCTGATTTGGTAGCTTCCAAGAGTCCTGCCGGCAATGAGGCCGGAGTAGCTTTGGTTGCAACCTTACCAAGCGATTCATTTGAGTATTGTGTGGATGCCTGGTCGATAATGGGTTGAGTATCGGACAAGGTCATATTATTTATGGGAGTGGTGCTAGCTGGTGATGTTCTTTCTCTAATGATCCACCAAGGTCATTTCGAGGCATCTGGGTAACCTATTCTATTTGAGTCCTAGAATTGATAAGTAAGCCTAAATAGGCCGGGACTTTAATGCAAAATATATAGTTCTTCCCGAGTCCAGAATATTTGGAAGTGTTCATCAGTAATGCAAGTTCGCAGCGTTCTCTCATAGTTTTACGTCATCGCGGACGGGAGAGAAGCCTAGTACTTAAGATCTAAATCACAAGATTCGAGGAGCAAAAACTCTCGGCTTGTAACCATAGGCACGAGATTGAGTCGTTCTCGCGCTGCTTTGAGCATAACGGGGGCACAACTGTCGAAGACAGGATCACCATGCAAGGCCAATTCACGAAGAGCAGTGTGGAAATTGGTCTGACAAATCTCATGGTAGAATTCCTTCTTTGACCAGTATGGCATCTCTAGGATCGTTTCCATTGACAACGGGGCGACGTATCTGCCCACGAGTGGTTCAAACCTATAAGAGCGCTTGAGGAAGGTGATGGTGGTGATGGGTCTAAAATCACTAACAGCAGTCTCTGTCTTGTTTTCCATGGTGTAATCCATACCATTCTTTGCCATTAGTCCGGGCATCGTACGTTCATTAAATATCGAACGAACGGGACCAATGACATTGTATTGATGATCGTCCCCATATGCAGTGAGCTTGACATGCAGTGTAAAGGTCCTAACACTGGTCAGATCCTCATTATGTGCGGTGACCCAGCACATTCTAAAAACACTACTGACATAGATGGTATTGATAATGGTAGTACCTGGATTACCAGAAGGGAGCGCACGCAGCCACTCAATGATCAAGGAACCGACAACATGTCTCGAGTTCCAAATCTCCTTCCAGAGCACCGTTCTCGCCAATGAATGCTCGCTATCGTCCATGTTGGCTGTGATCCATTTGCCAATCGTTTTGAGCACTATTGCTTCTTGGGAAATGTCAAAACCGCCAAAGTCTCCTGCTCCAGTGTCTCCCTCGGCGCTAGCATGTTTACGGGCGAGGAAATCCCACTCAGCACTATAAACATTTATACCGACCGCGGACTCGTTCTCCAATCTAGTCTCCATAACTCCGGCAAAGAAATCGCCAAAGTATTCTACAAAGAGAACCAGCATAACGAGTGGGCAGCCAGTGAAGATGCGCGTCTTAACAGCATCAACCTTAGCGTGTTTCAAGAGCTCATCCTTGAGCGAAATGGTATAATGAAAATCGGGGCGTTCACCTTTTTCAAGTTTCGCTCGGGCAATGTCGACTTGAGTTTTGAGCTCTTGGTATCCTGGTGCGTCCTGCGGTTTCTGGTCATCTTTCCCCAACCAGTACTGCTTGCCCTTGTAACCTGGGTGAGTCTCCTGGGAGAGCGGGTACCCTGCACTGGTAGTTCTGGGTAGGCCGTTTTTGAAATCATGACCATTGATACCTTCGATGGCTTCCTCAAATCCTATCTTAGCTAATTTGAGACCTCTTCGACGTATACATGAAACATAGTCAGACACTGCTGCTTCAACACACACGTCAACCTTTCTTTCATCAAAGTCAAAGATGGGGCGTTCGAACCGTTTAAGGGCATTAGCCAAAGGGTCAACAGACTGTCCGTCACGAATCACTCTCCTCAGAACAGAGGGGGCTTTCTTGGCAGGACCCCAGGCTCCATGAAGCGGTGACTTGCGTATTTTACTCAGACCAGGACTAGGCACTGGTTTGTCTAGGCGCCCAATCTCTCTCATCGTGGAAGGCAAAAAATCTCTGGCAGAATGACCATCGAATTCGATCTCTTCCAAGGCAATGGAACCGGGGGCTTCCTCCTTGTGTGCTTTCTCTATGGGAAAATTACAATTAGCAAATAAGGCGGCCGCACCAATTCCAAGGGATCTGGAACCAGCAACGTGAACACCTACAAACTTTTGGCTTCTAGTAGTAGGATCCAAGATGAAAATAGGACCACCACAGTCTCCAAATGTGTTCTGAGACTTGTACTTAATGGTGGCTGGGACGAAACACGAAATCTGTTCCTTTTGACCGACATTGTAGGGCATATCTTTTTCTATCTGGTAAGAGGACTGATACGTGTGCACTGCACCGTTCCTCATCGTAACACCAAACATGTCTCCTTTACCACGCTTTTGAAGCATTTCAGCGGGGACGAGGAGTGAACGAATGTCTGGATGTTTTCTGACAGATGGTATACGGCACATCACGAGATCGGGACGGTACGGAGTCGCCGCTTTGATTAGGTCTTTGGCAGGAATCTTGAACTTGTAATCACTACCTATACTCGAAAAGAGAATATCGTTGTCTATCTCTCGAGTCTTCCACAAGGCGATGAAATGAGCCACAATGACGAGCGCTTCAGAGTGCATAAAAAACGCATAACCATAGTTCTGTGTTGCGGAGCTGACTCTATAGTAGTTCTTATTCCACACCTTTTGCCAAACGTCTACGAGCATAGGATCTCCTGCATGAGCTTGCATCAGAGAACCTTTTGCCTCAGGCGGTTCGTCTTTTTCGTCTGGAACGGGAGCAAAATAACCAAGTATGGTTTTTATGGCGACACCCACGAACAGGGCGGAGCCAGCGATCACCAGCCAGCCCTCCACTGATATGCCACCTAAAAAATCCATGACACGAGCGAAAAGACCTTTGAAATGATAGGCAACATCATCAAGTTTGCTGAGGATGAGATTGACAGCTAGGTCAACCTTGCGCCAAAAAGCTGCTGAACCCTTAAACACTACAATGTGGGTTTCAAGGAAAGCTAACATGGCATCCAAATCTTCAACACCTGCTACAATTTTGTCGCCGACTTTGCTACACAAAAGGGCAGTATTATCACACCATTTGTGTTTGGGTAGACCGTACGCTTCACGAGCAAAGTTGAAATCCGAAACGTTGGGGGTGTACTTGACGGGGGTATTCATGAAAGCGTGGGCTAGTCTCATTCCCATGTCACCGTGCTCAACTAATAATCTAAGGTTGATCTCTGACATATCCGGTCGCTCTCCAGCTTGTCCTTCCATTGTGTTGTCGACTTTCTCAGCTGCAAGGTTTTGGTAGAGAGTTTTTCCTTTATCACGGGCGTTGTCACCATCTACTCCATACACCAGGCTTTCACCATGGAGTTGTTTGTACTTGACGACACATTTGGCGAGGAACTGCTCAAGTGTGAGTATCTCACCAGTAACGTACTCAAACTGCTCAACCTGGTTGGGTATAGGGCGTCTGTGTCTCAAATGAACTCTATGAACATTCCAATCGAATTCAGCACTTTTGAGTTTGCTTTTGTCCAGGGCATAATGTAATGGGTCTCCAATATCAAGGGTGTCCTGAGTTGCGTACTCTTCAGAAACACAGATGGTAGCTTCAAAATGAAAACGGTTGACGACTGCTTCTGGGTGTGACACAGCAGCTTGGGCTCCTTCATAAACATCATGAGCATTCGAGGTGGCAATGACAATGGTTGAACGGAAGTAGGTGTTACCTTTCTCCGCCATACCTGCCATGTGGAGAACATTCGGAAAAACATTCCCCATGCGTATGGCATCCATGCATGAATTGTCTTCTGTCAGTAGCTTAGTTGCGACGATATTGAACTCGTCGAAAAAGCAGATCAACTGACCGAAGTAACCATCCCAAAACTTGTGTTCAGGCTGTCTTGAATAAACAATGGAATCGAAATTTTCTTTGGCCCGCTTACGCATGTTTTCATCTCCAACAGCTTCGACCAAGGCTTGAGCAAAGGGTCTGAGGAGTCTAGACTTGCCTATTTGACTGATACCACTAAAAAAAATCATCAAAGGCGCTTGTCTAGTTTTGTCCATCCACACGCCAGCATTTTCCAACATTTCGCGAAGCCCAGCCAATCGAACAACCATGGGTCTAATGTAGGACGCGACTGTAATCTGTTCGCGGGCTCCTTGTAGCGTGGACATGATAGAATATGCTTCATCCTCAAGATCCATTATAGAGATGTGCAGCGTACGATCTCTACTGACTTTGTCTTTGCTAACCTGATCTAAAAGTCCACGGACTCTCTCTATCCACGAATTAATCTCCGCGTGGGTGGAGGCGAGTATGGCAAAACTCTTATATCCCAACTTTTCGCAAACATAATCTAACGCACGTTGAATGATCCGTATAACAAACGAAACTACACTTTCAACCGAGCGCTGGACGTTACCAAAATCTCTAAAAAATTCGCAAACTTTCTTAATGCTAATTTTTGTTTTAGGAAACATAGTTGTGAAAAGTATCGCAGAACATGCGTCAACTACGTCTGAAAGTTGAGCTGCATGTCCTTCCATGGGTAAAACCGTGTCTGACGTCAATAAGGAAAAAGCTTTCTCAATCCTTGACATGAAGGGAACGTCAGAAAACATCGCGTGGGCAACTATAGACATGATACAACCCGCAGTAGCGAGTGTGTTGCGCGAGTATTCGCTTTTGTGTAGGTATAGTAGTAGTGAAGCCGAGAAAAGCGCAAATGCCACTTTGGGCCGTCCACAAGAAATTTTATCAACAAAGGTTTTGATGAGTTCCACGAGCGTTTGGATCCCACCCGTAACGGCTGACTGAGCAAACTGGGTACCTAGAACGCTCGGATCTATGTCAGCTTTTCCTATCGGAAGTTCAGAAAGGACACCTGTTGTGACACCTTTGCCGAAACGTTGAGAAAGATCTTTAACTAGTTCCTGTAATTCGCCTTGGTCACCTGGCAACATTTCGAGCTTGCCGCTGATGTCCGAGAGGGTGTTGGATATCTCTGTGATCGTTGAGAATTGTTCGGGATTTAGGGAGTGATTGAGAGGGATGCCATATCCAGAGTGTCCTTGCCAATCGCCAAAAGGCACCTTGACGGGGATATGACTATGTGATCGTGAGCTTCTGGGAGGCGCGTCAAAACGCTTCCTCCTACATGCTTTGCGATTTCTTGCTGCATTCTTCTTCGAGAGATTTGCGTACTTCTCTGAATCGTAGTCCTGCGTTGTCAAAGGACCCGGATTGGTTTCAATACCCACAAGTCTCTTGAATAATGAGTCCATCAGATCCGCGTAACAGGGTCTGTAAGTCTTCATTCTCTCTAGGAGCTCGTCATCAAGGTTGTACTGACACCATGATGGTTCATCAATGACGTGATCAAGAAACAGGGCTCTAAAAACAGGATCAGGATTCAACGTACAAACCATCCTGTTGTTGACATCAAAGAAGGTCCTGATCTTCTGATAAATGGGAACACTGTTAAGTGTCTCAAAACCAGTCATGCAGTACGGCTTGTCTAACAACATACCGGCTGCAGGACCTAAGAACTGTTCGAGAGTCGCTTGTATAAGGCGGAAAGGGGGAATGGAATAGGCTAAATTACAACTACCAGGAGCATAGTCGATCGTGGCTCTAATGGGGGCGTGATCTATAAACAAAATACGTACAGCGTAACGATTTTCCACGTAAATAGAACAATGGAAACTAAGCATATACATGCCGGGGCAAGGACTGACTCTACGCACTCCATGAACACGAGTAGGGATCAAACACCTAAGTTCGTAGGTCATGTTGCTGAAGGCAAAGCTATGTTCAAGACCGGGTATAATGTCACAAAGATCGGCTTTGACAAGAAAGGACAAAGGATTGTAGTCAACTGCTGTGATAAAGAACTGATACATGGTTCTTGCTGTGTGAACAGGCCCTTGTGACGAAAGGTACTGAGGAAGGCACGCAGTGACAAAACCGCTGAGTGCTCCACTGAAAATAGCCTTGGAAACTTGGAGTGGCTTCCAAGCGGTGTTCCAGAGACGTCTAAGGTTTCCAGTATTTGCGTGTGGTAGTTGAGGGGCTGGGGTTGTAGGTATGCGGCCACTAACCGAGAGG